GTTCCCTTCAGATTTTAGGTGGTTTGCACCTGGGGTATCTTTGGATATAAGCTAAAAAGCTAACCCTAAAATGCTCGCAGCACTAATGAACATATTTACACAGATTTGAGTTCATCAAGATCACACGAGACTTGTAGTTTATAGTCATTTCGGACTAGGATTCTGTATTTACAATACGGGGTTCTATTTAACAATATTTATAATCCAAGTTGATCACCTCATCTTGGATATCAAAGTAGTCCAATTGACTAAAGTCTTTGAAACCTAAATGGGGATAACATGTCTTAAAAACGTCACAAATTGACTTTGCATGCAATTCGAAGACATCTATTGGATGAAGAGATAACTCCCTTATGGCAGTTTCACAGTTACTAAGAGCTAAGTTCTCACTCTCCGATCCTATCTTAGTCCAACAACACATTTCCATAATAACACTTAAACGTAATGGAGCAAGATAGATACCCAAACGGTCCTCATACCTAAAACTTCTTTTTAAAAATTCAATAGAAGATAAAGGCCTACTTGGAACTAAGGCATCAACCTTTGATTCGGTCGTATACACCAAGCCGATCTCAGACATGTACATCGGTAAGGTCATTTCATTGAAAACCTCTGTAATACATGGGTCAACAGAGAAAACGTTATCATCTCCGACAGCGATTAAATAAACATAATCATAAAAAGAACCAGTTAAGTGTAAATGTTCCGTAGCCCTTATAAAGCAATATATGAACGCTAAATGATTATATAAAGTATTAATAATTATAGTAAATGGGTGCCCACTGGGCAAACTACTACACCACTCCCATAATTCATGGTTGGTCAAATGTTTAGAATTAACTAATTCCAACCACAAAATTTCACGTTTCTTCATATTTTCATCACTATACCAAAGATTTACATGGTCTAAAATCATGTAATGTAAGCAGGGAATTTCAGAACTATCAAAACCTCTATAATCACCAGCACCAACATACGTATCTAAATTCATCTTAAATTTAAAGAATCTACGATTGGTACCAGCTTTCATACCTAATTTCCGTGCTATAACATCCCACTCTGTAGAATATGGATTTACTCCAATACCACTACCATTCTGTATTCTCTCAGCCATGTAGGATCTCGAAAAAGCGCCAAAATATTGTATAAATGCTATCGTATATTTAAAAGGACTACCACTAACCAAACGCGTTTTTCCCAATGCATACTTCTCAAGTTCTCGTCTTTCGTCTTTCAGAAAATCTGTAAATATGACAACGGGTCTTACGCCTTGTGAGATTAAATATACATAATCATTAACCATTTTCTCAATTTCATGTAGTGCCTCAGCTCGTTCAGCCGTTCCAGGAACACTCTGAAAATAACGTTTCTTCAGATTCTCTTCACCGGCCACATTCATTGGGTAACCTGCACTAGTTTGACCAGGCAATCCGCCACGGGATATATCGTAATCTAACCCATCTAAAACCTCCTGAACACTAAAAATAAACTTCCTGTAATTATCAGATTGTCTATGTAAATGTTTAGCCATTTTAGATTGCATTATTGGTGATATTAAAACTTTCGTTAAACAATACTTCGAAACAGCATTCCTCATAGGATAAACTTTGTCCCATTCCGAATCTCTCAATCGAGCTGGTCTAGTAAAAATAGGTAGCAACTTGC